AGTCGTTTTTCTTGAATAACCTGACCAAAGAAAACCGAAGGAGAAAGGAAACACCCCCCTGATCCCCCCGCAAGCCTGCGAGGAAAGGAAAGAGTAAGGAAAAGAAACTGCTGCCATCCGATTCTAAACCTATCGTATTCGATAGGGTTAAAAATGACGGCAGAGTGCTTCTTCTCTGCTCTGCTGGGTAGGTCGTTTTGGTTCGACAAAGCCAGTTCTACAGGCCGCTGTGGTACGCATTCACACTCGCCTGCGGTTCCTGCGAGCATGCCCTAGAAAGGGAAAAACCCGCCGAGTGGTGACGCACAGGGCGGGTCTTTCAGCAGGTCACGACCTGCGTGTTAAAATCGCGTTCAAATGCGTCACCATTCAGAACGAGGTGAATGTGCCAAGAAACCGAAAGGCCGTCAACCACCTTTTTTCTGATAATCAGTTTAAAGGGGGTTGCACACTACACGCCATGAATGTAGTGTGCAGGTCTAAACCCAAGTACCGCGAAAGCCGTACATGGGGTTATTGGGGGAAAACGCTCTCCTGCTTCCTATGAGGCAGGGGAGTTTTCTTTTTACAAGCAGAATGAAATCTGTATGGATACTAACTATGGAAAGCAAATCATCTCAACGTATTGAGCAAATCGACATCAAGAAACTAATACCTTACGCAAGGAATAGCCGGACGCACAGCGATATTCAAATTTCGCAGATCGCAGCAAGCATAAAAGAGTTTGGGTTCACTAACCCCGTGCTGATTTCAGACACCTACGACATCATCGCCGGACACGGGCGTGTGCTGGCTGCAAAGAAGCTGGGGTGGGATACTGTTCCATGCATCAGGCTGGATCACCTGTCAGATACCCAGCGCAAAGCATATGTGATTGCAGACAACAGCATCGCACTAAACTCCGACTGGAATTTCGACATGCTTTCTGTCGAGATTGACGAGCTAAATGATTACAAGTTCGATGTGTCGCTATTGGCGTTCAGTAACGAACAACTGTCAGAATTGATCGGTTCTGCCGAAGAATTGCCGGAACCAAAAGAAGAGTTGAAAGCAGACAAGAAATCAACTATCTGTCCTAAATGCAACTGGGAGTTCCTGCTTTAAAACGCTGCCGAGGAGATATTCGGGAAGATGGTAAAGTGTTCTACAAATATCAAACGGGATGCAAAAACGGAGAGAGATGGATAACTCAAGAACAGTTTGATAAATACAAAAAACAGGCAAATGAATATGGGACTGCAAAATACCATGAAAACACTGATAAATGGAAAGCAAACAACAAAAAGTGGCGTGATTCAAACCAAGAATACAACCGACAAAGAGTAAAAAATTGGAGAGCAAAAAATTTAAAAAGATCCAAGGAGACAAACAAAAAATGGGGAATCGAAAACCCAGAAAAGAAAAAAGAATCAACCAAAAGGTGGAGGGATAAAAACAAAAAACAATTTACTGATACTCAAAAAGCATGGAGAAAACAAAATAAGCACATTATAAACTTCCATACTGGAAAAAGAAGAAAATTGATGGAAAATTCAATTTTAATGCTCCATAAGGATCAAAAAAAGATAATCAAGACCATATATGAAACAAGTGGCAGGGTTGGCGAGTGTCTGAAAATACCACATCAAGTAGACCATATAGTTCCTGTGACAAAAGGAGGGCATCATGTGCATACAAATCTCCAAGTGCTTCCGGCTAGAATAAATAGAATGAAATACAACAAAATGCCATCAGAGTTTAAAACGAACTAATACTTGCTTTGGGATTAATAATAACTTATTACGAACCAATGGCGAAACCAATCATTGGCATTATTCCGCCTTCAGGATGGCATTACTTTGAAGGTGATGTTCGATTGAACGGAGACAATTACGATCACTTGCTGAAGGTCGTAGAACACTATCGTGCCGAAAATCATTTGCCATCCGGCGACGTTGAAGGAGATGTGAATAGCTACATCTGCTCCAACTGGCCCAACTTTTGTCACGGCGTTGACATGGTGACCGTGACATCTGTTCACCCAGAGACAAACACGACTGCCCTGATGAACGACATCCAGACATGGGCAAAGAATCTTCTGTATGCCAATCGTCCAGTGCAGATGGTTACTGACGAGCTTGCAGAGCAGCGTGCAAAGGTTTGCAGGTCATGCCCACAGAACGTGAACTGGCGCGGAACTTGTGGATCTTGCCTCGCTTCCACAGAGCGCATCTCTGCAAGTGTCCGGCAGGCACGCGACACAAATTCAAGCGCGGTACTTGGCGGCTGCATGTTGCAACGTCACGACAACAGGACTGCAATCTTTCTTGATAAGGACGAATTTTACAAAGCAACGGAACTTCCAGAAAACTGCTGGCTAAATACATAATATGGCAAACCTAAAACCACTACCTCCTAGAATCACAGATGCATTTGCTAATAAATCTGCTCGCGTATCTGATCCTAACGATAAGCCGAGGATTCTTAATCTTAATGTCGTTGATCCAGACAATGGCACGCTTGATACGGTAGACCCAGATACGCTCCAAGTCAGGAGGACATTCAAGGACGCATCGCAGGCGCATTCCGCTTACCGAAGGCTGAAGCAGCAGAACGTAGAGCGTAATCGCAAGAACCAGATGATTCAGAAGAAGCTGAATCTGGAGCCGCCTTACAGCAACAAGAAGCTGGAAAGCATGGGGCAGAACTGGCGTAGCAACCGACCCACTGGATTTATTTCCACGATGATCAGCCGAATCCAGCCTCCGTTCCGGCAAGTCATCGAAACAGCCGCTACTTTGACCTTCGCACAATACCCCATCGAAAGTATCGACGCAGAGCAAAAGACAAAAGTTTTCCGCGAGGAGATCACCAAGTGCATTCGCGGCTGGAAAGGATTCGACGATCTTGTGGCACAGGTTGTCCATGAGAACACGACATTCGGATTTTGCGGACTTTGCTGGGACGATCTTCGCGACTGGAAGCCTGAGTTCCTTCGTCAAGATTACACGTTCTTCAGCATCGAAACTCCGCAGGTTACAGACCAGACACCGATCTGGGCGCGGAAACGCCGCTATCAAATTGCCGAGCTACTGCCAGTGCTAGAAGACCCAGAGCTATCCGCATCTGCAGGATGGCACATAAACAACTTGGTCGAGAGCATCAACAACGCAATCCCTGCAGGACGAACACTTGATTCGGACGATGACGCGAGGCGTTATGAGGACTGGATTCGCGAAGGCTCCTACGGGGCTTCCTACGAGAATGATGCCAAGTATGTCGAGCTAGGTGAGATCCTAGTTCGTGAGCCTCATGGAAAGATCAGCCGTTACTTGTTCGATGACAAGTCCGGCAAAGAAATCTGCACGCAGGTTGACCGATACAACACGATGAGCGAGTGCTTGGCATTGTTCAGCATTGAAATCGGGGCTGGAAACCTCATGTCCAGCCGTGGAGCAGGCCGCGACCTTTACAACACCCATGTGGCTGTTGAGAAGGCTCGCAACCTTGTCGTTGATAATACCTACCTCAAGGGGCTTTTATTGCTCAAGAAGGGGCCAAACGCGAAGGTTGGAGTTGCTCCGCTTACCGTCCACCATCCTGTTGCATTCGTCTCCGAAGGCTACGAGGTAATCCCACAAAACCTGCCAGCCGACACGGATGATTTCCTAAAGTTGGATCAATTCGTGTCCGGCCTAGCCGAGATCCAAGTCGGAACATTCCTTCCTACCGCTCCTATATCCGGCGATGGAAGCAAGACTGCATCGGAAATAAATCGCGTTGCAGCCATTGAAAACCAGCTTCGTGAAGGCATCCTTATGCGATTCTCTCGCCAGTTCTCGCAGGCTGTTGAGCGCATGCAGAAGGGAATTTGTCATCCTGAACACATCAAAGCAGCCGCCGATGTGAAAGGGTTGCTGGATATTGCTCGCCAGACACAGCAAAACGCCGTCTGGGCAAGGCGCGAGGTAGTAGAAGCCTTCGACCGCAGCATGATGGAACTGCCATCGTTCATGATCCCGTTTGAGATCCCAGAGCATCTTGATGAAGACGCAGTCCATTGCTGCCTCAACATGATTGAGCGCAATATGCCGCCTTCTGACATCCTTTTGCTGGCTTACAGCCCTGCCAGCCAATTGCTCCAAGACACAACGCCACAGGACAACGTGGTGCTGGATAACCTCATTGCACGTTACACTGGCAATCCGAATATCAACCAAGACGAGTTGATCAAGCTAGATTGGAGTCGGAAACTGGGAGCAACCATTGCTAACAGCGTTAT